TCATCGCGCAACGGGCAATTCAGACCACCGGGTAGTGTATGCAGGCGATAACATCTCACGTTTCATCTGCCATGCCTTTTGTATGCCTTGTCCAGCAAACCACACCTTCCCCTTGCCTGATTTATTGATATCGTCCAGAACAGCCATCAACGCGGCACTGTTAGCCTTGGGCTGGTTATCATCGAACAACCCCAATTGAGCCACGCCCTGGCTGTAGAAATCACCCAGCATCACTCCGCCCTTTTGATAACGATAGCCATCCTTCCATATCGCATCAAGGCACCCTAATGCAGCAGCGATAATGTCCCGTGAGTCCTGAGTGGGGATATGAAGCTTAGTGCTCACAATGTTGCCATAGTAAGGCTCATTGAGTGCAAAAGGGCTGGTTTTGATAAAGGCTGATATATGCCTGCAATATTGATGCTCACCACGGAGTTTTTCAGCCGCGCGCACGGCATAGCCGCAGATAGCTTCGCGCATATCCTGATAATTAGTGATCCGCTCGCCAAAGGATCGGCTACACACAATCTGCTGCTTAGTCGGGGCGAACTCTTCCAACTCCAGGCATTGCTCACCATTCAGTTCTCTGACCGTTCGCTCTAATACCACATTGAAGTTTTTACGCACAAACTGTGAATGAGTATCCGCCAGCTGTAATGCTGTGTTGATTCCGAGTAGATTTAGCTTTTTACCCATGCGGCGACCAATACCCCAGATATCCTGTACGGGAGTTATTGCGAGTAGCTTACGTTGTCTGACAGGATCGGATAAATCCAATACGCCCCCCGTCTTACTCCACTGTTTGGCTGCATGATTTGCCAGCTTAGCCAGGGTTTTCGTTTGGGCTATCCCTACACCTACAGTGAGGCCAGTCCACTGCAATACCCGCTGGCGAACGTCACGGCCAAACTGATCCAGACTCATGCAATGATTTACCCCAGATACATTCAGAAATGCCTCATCAATTGAGTATATTTCCGTGGCTGGCGACATAGATTCCAGCACAGTCATAACCCGGTTAGACATATCAGCATAAAGCTCGTAGTTACTGCTGAAGGTAACCACACCATATTTTTGGATCAGTTCGCGCATCTTGAAATAGGGTTCGCCCATTTTAATGCCAAGCAATTTGGCTTCACGACTACGGGCTATGACACAGCCATCATTGTTTGACAGAACAACTATCGGCTTCCCCTGTAAGTCCGGCCGAAATACAGACTCACAGGATGCATAAAAGAATTAACGTCAGCGAGGGCAAACATTGGCCGCCTCGTTAATGACATATCTCACTACGCCAAACGTTTCTAAATCGTCGCCACCATCATTCAAAATGATAGGAGCATAGTCTGGATTCATTGCCTCAAGTTGCACAACAGGATGTAAGCACAGTTTTTTTACAGTGAACTCCCCTCCGATTGCCGCGATAATAATGTCGCCATGTTTTGCCGTAATACTACGATCGACAACCAGTAGGGAGCCGTCATAAATACCGGCTCCGGTCATCGAATTGCCAGATACCCGCACAAAGTAAGTCGCCGCAGGATGAGCAATGCATAGCTCATTCAGATCAAGTGGCCGTTCTACATAATCCGCTGCCGGGCTGGGAAATCCAGCAGGGATTTTCTCGCTAAACAACGGGATAGGAACGATTTCACGAAGCGGAGAAAGTTTGTAAAAAATCATCATTCAAATCCATAATTAACTGTATATACATACAGCTTAATGAATGAGATTTTTCTTGTGAAGTGAAATTATGCGCATTTTTAGTAAGCCACTGGATCTTCAAAGAAGATAATTTTTACTGTATCTTTAAACAGTAATTTATCTATCTGAGGATCTACTCATGTCAGCAACAAAAGGCTTCGAACAGAATTTTTCTGTGATCTATAAATTTGACTCTCTGACCATCAACCATTCAATACGCAGCAAATCCATGATTTTCAATGCCAAGGTAAAAAGCCCACCAATCTTATCCAATGCGGAAGTGATTCAGACAATGGAGATAACGGTTGAGCAGGCGCGGCATATCGTTAGTGAGTTACAAAAACGGATTGATTATATTGATGCCGGGATCAGTGATGCAGGTGTGAACTATTTAAATTAAGGCCCAGTGCAGCGGTGAGTTACTGAGGTATCTTACTAATGAATAGGCCGGGCAATTAAGCCCGGTTGTATTTATAGTTGGAGTTGGCCAACTACACCGGGTCAGGCAATGAAAGTCCAATAGCTACCGGCATTGATTCGTAAAAGGTTTTGTACAACTCACTTGAAAAATCGACTTCGACGAATGTTTTATCTTCCTGAAGTCCGTAATACATTGTCGTGATTTCACCATTATTGCCGAGTTTCGCGTAGTATTTTTCCATTAGAATTCATACCCCATAGCAGTTATTCCATAGGCGATATTAGCGCTCTGTACTCGCCAATAAATATTTCGTGAATTATCAACCACGGGCATTTCCATGTAGCTCGTCGTACTTAGTGTCCCGCCAGTTCCCGCAGCCCCCAGAGATACGCGCTTTGATGCAACAAGAGCTGCATTCGCGGCAACTTCAAGAACACCCGTTGTATCCATTACGGTGATCCCAACAGTGGCCGACATCCTGATTAGAGTCGTATTCAGGGGAACTGCGCTAACCGTAATGGCAGCAAGAGAAGATGGAGCACCAGATCCGGATAGGATGCTAGCACCAACAATTGAGACTCTTCGCCCCTGCTGAATCACTGGAGCAAGTTGGGATGCGCTGGTAGGTAAAACACTAACAAGCGCTGATGCCGTATAACCCGCTGGCATATTACTGCCGCCGTACACCTCCGGAGCAACAACTGATGAAGCATTCACAGCAAGCAATGCTGATATCTGCGTTGTCGGGTTATAAATTGCGTATAACGCAACAAAGCCGTTCGCTGGCACAGTACCCGTATCCATCCCGCCCGCACCAGTAGTGGCTAGGTTAATGGTTTTGCTGAAGTTCGATAGTTTGTACTGAAGCCCACCCAAAGCAGTTTGCACGATCAGTTCATCTGCAGTAAAAGTGGCCGTTGATGATGCAGCAGTGACACTCATTTTCGCATTACGCGAAGTGCCTATAACGCCAGTTAGTTGAGACAAGTGAGCAGCATCACTCAAACCTAAATTTGTCAGGGCCGCCGAGACAGCAGCTGCTCCAGCCGCTTTAATTTCAGCCAGATTACTCGCGACTTTAAGGTATTTGGTGTTCGTTTCACTACCAATAAGCAGCTTTATTGCGGCCAGCACCTGAGCACGATCTGTTTTCTTTAACGTAATGCCCGCCGCCTCAACAACTACCGCCAGTTCTTCCTGCACGGCATCAAAGTAATCATCATCCAAAGCCGTGGCCGGTACGCCAGTCTGTGGGTTACCACGGGTAAAGCCGTTCTTGCCCGCGCCAAATTTATCAACCTGGGCGGTTGGGGTATCAATACGATGCATAAAGGGTTACTCCGGGTATAAGAAAGTCACATAGGTATGCGAAGGACAAAGTTTGTTGATGACGCATTCGGCGGTGGTGTCGCCCCATGTTCTCAGGCTATCGGTGCAAACAGAGGCGCAGATCATGTCGGTTATCTGGGTGACATTTGGCATGTTGACCTGCCACCAGTAGCGCCACTCTTCTGCATAAAGCGAATCAATGCAGGTCGAGGTGCAGCGAAAAACATCATTTTCAAACTGGGTGATAGTGGCATCCGGATAGCCCAACGCCGCCAGTTGTGCCAGATAGAACGCCTTGTTAATCCCGCCAGTGACATTAATTTTTGCATCCAGCCGCTGTTGCCGCTGGGCCAATGTCTGCACCCCGGGCGGTGCGCATGAATCCGGCAGGCCGGTTAGCTGTTCATAGCGATCAATCAACTCGGTGGTGGTGCGCGGATCACCCTCCAGCATCAGACTATCGCCGCGCTGATGGGCGCGGGAGTAGGACGGTGCCAATCCCAGCAGTAGGGGAGCATCCCCCTCCCATGCCGGGCCGCGCGGCAGCAGGTTTGTTAATAACTGGCTATAGCTGTCGGTTAAGTCCACGTTAGCTCTCCCACAATCGGCAATTCTGTGGCAGCCAGCGGGATATCATCGGTCGGGCTGACCAGAACGTGCTTATATTCGCCAGTGGCAATACTTATCGCCTCGCTGATACGCGAGTGATCCAGTGTTCCACCTGGCACCCCATCACGCAGAAACATAGCGCGTAACTCAGCAATGACCGCATAGCGCACTTCGGGTGTGTCAGGGGTGAGGCGAATATGGAACGGCACCACTTTTGCTACTGGCGCAAGGATATAGAGGCTGGCCCCTGCCACCGGAGCCAGCGGCAGAATGTGATCACGCACCGCGCTGACCACCGCATTATCCGGAATAGGGTTTTCAAGATTGCTGTTGGCCACCATCACACCGACCGTACCAGTTCCCATCCAGTGGCGATAAGTCCAGGCACGCGTGACGCCGGACACCTCTTTAGCCCAGATAATGTAATCACCATCAGCGCCACCCTGTGGGGTGTAATACCAGCGTTCGATGATCCGCGCTCGCCACTCGTCCACTGGCTCCACATCGGTACCGCCTTCGATGCTGTCAGCGGCGGCAGATGATGGCAGGCCGTTAATCGGTTGGGTCAGCACCATACTGATACCATCGTCAGTATTGCCTGCAGTGCCAGCCACCGAGCAAATCACCGGTACCCGCAGAACTCCCGCAATAGAGGTCGCCGCCGCCGTGGTGGTGTACTCCTGCAAATCATCACGTTGAATCACTCTGCCGGCAGGCACTTCAATACTGTTGGTGACCCCCTCCCAGCGCACAAAACCGGTCGCCGTTGCGGGTTCCTTGCGGGGGCAGCGTTTCATATTGCCGTGACGCGCTAACCAATCCTCATCGCACTGATCCGGTAACAGGTTGCGGGCCAGATAATCGATATAGCCATAAACCGTATGTACTGCCGCCGCATGCACCCGGCTGTATACCTCGATGTCGGTACGGCGCAATACGGCATCAGTTTGGAAGCGAGAATTCAGGTCACTGCGGATTTGGGTAATCAGTTGGGGAAGTGTCGGGCGGTTAAATCCGCTGTCAGCCATTGAGGGCACTCCATAAATCATCAAAGGTGATTAGCTGAGAATTGCCATCGTTGCGATACAGTGTTATCTCGGCGGTCAGTATCTCGGTCCCGTGCCGCTGCACATTGATGGCTATTCGTGAAACTATGCCGTCGTCTTTTAGCCAGGCTAGCGCCTGTTCTAAGTAGCCTCTGGCCAGTTCGACGGTGTTTTTGGTCAGTGTGGTGCGCTGAAGCAAGTACAAGCGGGAACCAATACGGTCATTTTGTATGGTGGGATAGCTGTCCCCCCACCACCCCATCGGCTGTTCTGAATCATCATCCGGATCAGCACGGCGCCAGGTGAAAAGAGAAATAATCACTGCGCGAGTTAAGTTATCAGTGGGCGTGGAGGCCGATTGTTGTTGACCATTCACCATCAGGATCATGAGTTACTCCATCTTCTGGTTAGGCTTGTCAGTATTCGGTTCACCATGTGGGTGAGTATGCGAATTGAACTGGCCGCGCATCGCCGCCATAGTTCCGGTTTTATCTTTAACATCAGCCGCAAACTCGACATTGCCCTGAGCTTTGATCTGACCGCTGGCTTCAATTAGTGGCGTGTTGAATACTGCTTTTTCTTCAGCGTTAACAATAAACTGCTTAGTGTTCACCTCGATTTTGTTACCGCGCTTGAGGATAATGCTGTCCCCTTCGTCGCTGTAAATCGCCACCTCACCAGACTTAAGCCCCTTGATTCGATAGCGACGATCAGCCACCACTAACACCACCCCGTGCGAGCGGTCGCCATCGGGGAAAGCGGCGAACGCCTCCGCGCCTGTGTGGGCGGCGCTGGTAAAGCCATAAGGTTCCAGATGTTCGATGTTGTCTTTCAACTCATCCGCAATCATCTGAATTTGCAGCATCTGGTTTTTACTGCTGGAATCCAGGCGGCGAACCACCGCCCGAACCAGCATATTGGATAGCCCGCGCTGTATCCCATCCAACAATCGACTCATTAGAATTCGTCCTCTTCGGCTTTTTTGCGGCGCTGTTTGTTCGGATTGGGAGGCTTTGGTAGGTAGGCATCAGCGGGGCCGATCCGTAACTGGGTGATGGTTCCCTGCTCGTTTTTGCTGTAGGTCACCTCCGCGATTAGCATTTCGCGGTTGTTAAAGCCCAGCACCGGATCGAACACCGTGACCAGTTGATTGGGCGACCACAAATCGCCGTTCCCCTGCCGCCAGCCCTGTACCGTATAGGTCACTTCATCGGTACGCGCTGCCCGCCGTAGCATCTCAAACTGGCTGCGCTCAATCACCGATCCCCCCGTGGCATTGCCGCTCTGCTTAATCACCATAGGTCGATAACGGCTGACGCCGCCGTCAACGGTTTTAGCCCGGATGGCATTGGTGGTGGCTGCGCCAAAATCGTCGTCATTGCCCGACCGCTGGCCCGCTACCACGTATTCAGAAAAGCGGTCTTTGATGCTCTGTTCGGTGTCACAGGAAATGATATTTTCACCTAGCACCAGCGCGGTGACGGTGCGTGAGGCACCCACCGGGCCAATCACCAATGCGCCAGTTGGATTGTCATAGGCCAACACCTGCTGAATGCCCATCATCTTATCCAGCACATCGACCACCGTTTCGCCGTAATCCACTTGCAGCCCCTGCATCGGAGTGTTTTCTACTCCGGCATTGACCACCGAGACACCAAAGGGCGCGGCCAGCTGGGTCGCTATCTGGACAAAAGAGCGCCCGGTAAACTGAGTTATCAGGGCGGCACAGTCGATCAGGTCTTCGGTTTTGCTGCGACCGACAATGCCCACCGATACTGAGCGGGCGTCATAGCGTACCGGTGTGGCATCGATATAGCCGGTCACCACCAGGTCAGTGCCGATCAACACCGTAACCGCATCGCCCTTTTTCACTCTGGGCTGCAGGTGTCCGGCCTCTTCGCTGCCGGGCCATTGGCGGGTAATTTCCACATTAAAATCACGGGCCAGACGTTCGATACCGGCTGAGATCGAGACCGACGTCCAGCCGACCCACTCACGGCCATTGACCCGCAGCGTGACATCGTTATTCATCTGATTGGCACCTGTAACGTTTTCACCGGCACAAAGCCGGGATGAGTGATTTGGTTGCGACCGATAATGTCAGTTTCGCGTGCGGCGGAGTCATACCAATCAGCCGCCAGCACCAGCGCGGGCAGCACTTCATCAGGGGTGCGGAAGGTGGTTTTTTCTATCTGCTCGAGCCGCATGCTGATATCGCGATTGACATCAGCGCGCACGGTGTTGATCGCCAGAAACAGCGCATCATCGGTCACCCGTGGCAGTTCCTGATCAATGGCGGTATTGAGGGAGTCGCGGATCTCTGTCAATGCCTCGTAGGTTACCGGCGGTGACACGACCACGCTGTCGCTAAGCGACGTGACCGCCGGATGAGTGACCAGCGGCTGTTGCGCCTGCGGGGTCACCGTGGCAGTCAGTGGCGGGCGGGCCTGTGGTAAATCAGCCACGCTTTGTGCCGCCTCAGTCAGTGCGGTAGTACGGATGGCCTGAGCCACCACGTTGCGCTGGGTGGTCTGGGTCTGGATGGTTTTGCTGTCCGTTTTCCATACCCCGCGCGGAGCCAGATCACGACCCACAGTAAACCCGCTCAGCCCCTTAATCTTATTGATGATATCGCCACTGTTACCCAGCAGACTATTGCCCGAACGCCACATACGTTGCAGCCGGTTAACGAAATTCATGCCAGAGCTGGGTGGCATTAGCAGTACCGACAAGTCGCCATCCAACAAGCGGCCCGCGTCAGCAATAGCCGAATTCACACCATCAAAGGCTTTAATGGCGGTGTTCATCATGGCGCTGGCATCACTGATCACGCCGTTCTGGATAAAGTCAGCCATCCCCTCCAGCCCGAAATCCTTACCGAATGCATCAGTGACACAGTCAGTCATGGCATCACAGGAGGAAACCAGCTTCTGACCAGTGGCAACACCAGAGGTGGGAAAAGAGAGTTCACCGGCTTCAACAAAGTTAAAGTTAATGGTACACATACGGCCATCTGAGGCTCTATGGCTAATGCTTACCTCACCATCGATACAGACATTTAGCTCGCCATATTGCGGGTGGATCAGTTTCCCCGGCCCCGCCTGGTTAATGGCGGTAATCAGTTGATCACGTTGTGCCTGGTAATCATCACCTATCAGATAGGCTGAAATAGTATCGCGCCGTGTCACCCGCCCCTGATCTTCGGAGTAAGGTTTATCGCGGTTGGGGTATTCATGGGTTTGCGTCCTGCGCCCGAAAGTGGCCTCATCCTCTTGCGTTTTAAATGGCACACCACGAAACGAGGCCGGTAATAGCTTATCTTTCCAGCTCATACATTCTCCGGGCGAAAAAAAACCCACCGAAGTGGGTTATAAATATTATATTTAAATTAATTAAATCTTTTTCACGTCAGTAAACTTAAATATAAATTCTGGTTCTTCAAGTCCACCACGTAAGCTCATGCTACTTTCTTTAATACAATTACCATCACCACGGAAGAATGAGCCAGAAAATTTAACCTGATCACCTTCTGATAATTGGGATGCTTTCTCAAACAATGAAGATCGTGGGTCAATTAAAGTATCATATGAGATATCTGATAATGCGTTATTCCATGTTTTTACGGAGACATTAGGTGCAAGCTCTATAGATAAAACACCTTTACCATCACTATTAGAATCGACTTTAGTTACCTTACCTTGCCATCCTTCAACTTTTCGAGATTTTAATTTCTTGCAAATACCATCATCTCTTTTCGTTTTTATTCCCCCTCTTTGCATGTCATTTTTGGCTCCATCAGAAGCCTCAATAGCTGAGGTGGTTAATTCTATAAAAGACTGTTGTTTTTCTGGTAGTGTATTTTTTTGATCTTCTGCAAATACTGATCCGCTTGCAAGTATCCCTACAGCTACAATTAAGACTAACCGACTTCTTATCATTCTCATTTTTCGAACCCCAGAGATTAGTGTAAAAAAATCCTACCACTTACACTGGAACTCTTCACTGGAATTTTGTTACTTGCCAGAAAAACGAGTATAACCAACATCATAGCCCACACCAAAACCAGACTGATTGGTTTTAGTACCGACAATTGCCATACCCGGAGGAGCATTATCAAACTTAACGGTAATTTCTCCATTGACGGCTTGAGGTCTGGCTGCAGCTAATGGCACCTTAGAGTTTTGACTGCCATCGAAATTTAAAATCTCTTTTAGCCGCGGTATAAAACCATGGTAACCCCGAGCTTCTTCATCCTTTTTCGCCTTATCAACGACATATTCACCAGGGTTCATCCCTGCGGCTTTGGCTTCTTCACCAATCTCATTCAGCTTATTAAATAAGCTAATCAGCACACCAATAGCGACAACCTGCCCACTAAATTTGAAGAGATTGGTTAGCGAACCAGACAGGGCTTTAACCGCAACATTACCTTTATTGATGCCACTAAGAAACGAGATTAAAAAGCCACCAGCAATATAAACAGCCAAGCCTTGCATTACCCCTTCTAACCCACCTACCATATCAACAATAGGCTTAATCTGGTTCCATATATCTTTAAAAACTGGGCCGACGGTATCCCAGTTAGCCACAATTAACCCACCGGCACCGATCAGCAAAGTGAGCAGTTTACCCAGCGGGGTCATTTTGGTGACGAAATTCATAATACCGATAGCTTTCGTTATTGCCGACACGCTAACGGCCACCCCCGCTAAATATAGACCTAACTTCAAGGTGGTTTTAATCAGTTCTGGATTGGCTTTAATCAGTTGCCGAATTTGCCCCAAAAATGGCCTTAACTCTTGCGCAGCTTCTACTATTGATGGCAAGAATAAATCACCAATAGAAATACTCGCTGCCGTTAGTTGATTCTTTAATAATTGAACTGCGTTAGCCGTTGTCGCCGCGCGCGACGCATATTCTTTTTGCATCGAACCACTATAAATTTGTGCATCAGTGACTTTATTAAAGTTCTTTTCCAGTAGATCCAGATTTGATAATAAGGGAGTTATCGCCCCTAGTGACTCTTTACCAAATAGCGATGTCATTACTGCAACTTGATCGGCTTTTGGTATTTTTGCTATCGACTTCAAGACTTTTAACATTGCCGCTTTAGAATCTTTCTGCATATCTGCGGCAAGCTGTTTTGGACTAATTCTTAATGACCGGAATACCTTTTTCTGTGATGCGGTTGCAGCCTTGCCTGCTGTAAGCGACAACATAAAGTTTTTAATGCCGGTTGAGGCTATTTCAGACTCTACCCCCATCCCGGCAATAGTGGCCCCCATTGCAGCAATTTCGCCAGATGCCACACCCGCAACTCCACCGAGCGGGCCAATACGAGTGACAATTTCCGATATTTTTGCGGCATTGGCTGGGCCAGTGTTACCCAGATAGTTCACCTTGTCAGCGAGCGTAACCACTTCATTTTGCGTTAGCTTAAATGCGGTTCTCCACTGGGCCATCATCTGGCCAGACTCTTCTGCCGTCTGGTCAAAAGCAATGCCCATTTTCACTGCATCTTCGGCAAAACGAGTCAATTCCTCGCGAGCAATACCTGCCTGCCCACCTGCAGCAACGATCTCACCAATCCCTATAGCGGCCATAGGTAAATTTGACGATAGCTCCAGCACATCATCAGCCATCTGTTTAAACTGCTGCGGGCTGTCAAAATCAACCACTTTACGAACATCGGCCATAGTCGATTCAAAATCCATCGCCTGGCTAATCGGAACAGCAAATGCAGCGGTAATAGCCGCGCCTGCCACTGCCGCGCTGGAGATAATATCTTTAAATTCCCCCTTAAATTTACGCAGATCCTTCTGCATGGTGGTTAGGGTTGGGGATAATTTATTAACGCCGGTGATAATCGCCTTTAATTGAAAACTATCAGACATTTTTTATCTCCAAAGCAATGCGATCGGCCTGCTTCTCCATTTCAATTATCTTGGAAAGTGGGCAGGCCATAATGGTTAAAGGGCTAACTCGCCAAAAATATGCGATGTTGTAAGCGCGGGCAGTGAGCTCTTTTACGCTGCTGAAGTCGTAAAAAAACCGAGTATCTTCATTGATACTGTCATTAGATCTTTAGGTGACATCTGCTTAGCTGAAGAGGGGGGGATATCAGCCATAATAGGCAAATATAGTAAGGTAGATTTTGAATCCATCTTGATTTCACCATCTTTAGTGATAGTGAAAGGCATGCCACAGCTGGATACTTCATCATAGGTCGGTTCACGAAGTTTCAGCTCTTTAACCTTTTCCCCACCCACGGTAATTTCTCTGCTTAATGTCACCATCATTGGTAAAAGCCCTCTTGTCCGTGGAATTCCATATCCACAGTGCCTTCTTCGGCATTGTGGTTCGCTTCGCCATGTAGCCAAGCACTCGAAAGCACATACACCTGACCGTTCGCCAGCTCGCTGGTGATGGTCATGGTGTCGGCGGAAGTGATCTTGCTGATGGGGTAGTCTTTGGGGACTTTAAATGTCCCTTTGGTATAGGGGGCGCGGTGAGTCTCTTTATAGTGAACCGAGCCATCCATGCCGATCACATCATCTTTCACCGCCGTGTTCATTGGCACCTCGATGCCGCCAGTCAGAGATAATTGCTGACCATCAATTTTAAAAAAGCACGTACCGCCAATTCGGGACATTTAGGTAACCTCTTCGCTATATTGCAGACGGAACTGATTAAGCACTGCGAACACTCGCAGTTGGTTGACATAATCAGGTGGGAACAGCACATCAAGCCGGTTAGGGTTATCCGCGTTGCGCTCGACAATCAGGTATTGCTTGAACAACTCAAAGTTTTCAACAATGCCCGCACGTTCCAGTTGGCGGTAAATGGATAACATTTCTCCCTTAATAACATTCGGTGTGACAATCGCCTGACCTGCACCGAAACGGGTACCATCGTTCGCCAGCTTATGGCGTGGGTACTTACTGGTGATAACCGACTTCAACCGGCGCAACGCATAGGCGCTGGTATGCAATGTTTCACTATCAAGAAAACTGTTATCAGCATTGCCATAGGCGTTTTTCTGATAGGTGGTGATATCACGCTGAATGCGTAATACCCCGCCCTCGCTATAAGCTGTAGCGATGCCGTGAGTTAACAGGGATTGCTGTTCGGACAGAATGAAGCGCGAGCCTACCGGAGCCGGAAGTGCGTCATTTAACAGGCCAGTTTGCGTAGGTCGTGCCGGATCGTTACGGATAAACACCGAATTACGCGCGGTTCGCGCCGCAACCAGTTCATCCGTTGCCATCTGTACGCCGGTTTCATAGCCAGCAATGGTCAGATGTGGGTCGTTAAACGTGGCACCAAAAGCCACCAGATCCGACAAATCGCCAACTTTCGCGGTATACACATGGCCATATAACTGCCGTGACCAGCTCCAGCGCCCGGTATCGTCGTTCATCTCTTTGCCGATAGTGGCCAGTGATGCCGCGTCATTAAACGGGAAAGCGATAAAATCAAACAGCTCATCACCCAGCGTGGCAATTGTGGCAGACAGGTTTGGTGCACCAGCCCCGCCAGCCAGTGGAACAATGGCCACATTCACGCCAGAGGGGTTCTGCTCACCGCCCACCGTACCGCGATAGTTCAGGCTGACAGGCAAACCATTGCCGGTTAAGCCGCTGTTTTTCGCCGTGAGGGTGACAACACCTGCAGCAGCAATGGCGGTCACCGGTAAATCAACCAGTGCATTAATTGCTGCAGCAATGCTGGTAGCGATAATCGCCGGAGTATCCAGTGCGGTGACAATCACCTGCACTCGAGTAGAGCCAAGATAAATAGCGAGAGCGCCGGAGGCTTGCGCGGTACCGGTGACAGTGAGTGTACCGGTTGCCGGATCACCCGCGACTTCAGGAACAGCAACCACCCACAATTCACCAAAGGGATCGACAGCCCGATAAGCTGCCACCATGCGGGCTAACTGGCTACCTCGACCGGCTACCTGCCCCGCTCTGTCTGCCGACGGCATAATGACGAGCGTATTCTTCTCAATCGAACTGTCTTCCAGCGCGTGGGCGATAATCAGTGATGGCCCGCTGTCCTGTGCCGTATTCGCCGCGCTATTGTCCATTTCGGCAAAGAACAACGGCACCCGTAAATCATTAGGGATGTTGTTAAAGCTGATCATTGTTTTTTGGCCTTCTGCTCAGGTTGAACGAGGGGTGCCGGTGGTGCGGTTTCTTCAGGTTCTGTGGCCTTGACGGTCACTTCTCCTGACGCTAACCGGCGGTGCCAGTAAATATTTTCATCGACGTTTCGGCCCTCTGCGGGCAAAAAGTCACCTCTAACCGGGTCAGGGACTGACCGGCCATCTTTGGGGATCACATGCATAAGGGGTTACTCATCGTTAAGGGGAATGTTTAACTTGTGTTCAATGATGCCGTCAGGGGTCATAAAATCGACATCAACCATGATCCGCTCCAGCTCTGCAAGCTGCTGAAGGTCGTCCCATTGGTGGGTATCTTCGACTGTAATATCTCGTATTGCTGAGAAGTCATACTGGTAATAAAGATGGGCGCGGTTCATATCCAGCAGGTTGCCACCATCATACTGAATCGGGTCATAGCAAGATTCAGGCTCCCAGCCCAGCAGCGCTTTAAACAACTCAGCGCGGATATTATCGACGGCATCAAAGGCGGCTTTTTGCCCGCGCTGATCAGGCCTGTTATCCAGTACCACAATCACAGCAAAACCATCAGTAAGATCCTGCCAATAGTCGGTTTGTGACTTTTGCTCTCCCACATTGTCATCCAGCGGAATGACCCAGGCAGAGGGTAATTTCATGTTGGATGTTTCAAGGATGGGCTTATATTCGGCAGCCCCAGACACCCGCTCTTCAAATGATGGGCAGCGCAGTCTCAGTGCAGCAATGACTAATGAGAGTTTCATTTTTTAACGGGCCTCAAAGAACTTTGTAAGGCGTCAAATAACACACGCTCAATCCACGCTCGACGATTTAACAAAGCCTGTTCCATAAAGTTTTTACGGGGTTTAAGTTTCCAACCATCACCACCCGAACCGCCGCGACGATGGTTTTTATTGCGCTTCGCTTTCCTCCGGACGCCGTAATAAAGAAAAGCAGGATAGAAATCACCCTCGAGGGGGCGAGAACCTTTACCGCCTTTCTGGTTTGGGGCGATCCGGACTAAAAAGCCTGGTCGATTGGCGGTCGCTGTTGGCACACGAAAACCAATAGATTTAGCTAACCGCCCAGTACGATAGCCCGGTGCATCTCCTGCTTTTGATATCGCTCGCCGCGCCACCAAACGGCGCGATTCCCGTAAAACACTTTGGCCGACGGTGACAAATGCCCGCCTAACTCGCGCTTTGTTAAAGGTTAATTCTGGCGTTTTATCAAAATCGACGTGCAGATATAGGCCGCTGGTAGAGTTCTCAATCGCCATTAATGCCCCTCCCCGATAGCTTCCACGCTACCCAACTCTTCAGCAGTAATGACCAGAAAGCGGCTGGCTTCATTCAGGTTCGTAGTTCCCTTGACTCGATAAACCATTTTATTGATAACCACCTCATCATCCGTGGTAACGCCAGTTCGGTAGCGGATAACAATGCGGTGAGTAATGGCAACATCAATCTGCACCGAACCGATACGGACAGAATCACCAATGGCTGACAGCTTTGCCCAGGTATCGAACTTATTGTGATAAACGGTATCAACACCCATATGACCGTTGCCGGGAACATCTTCGCGGGTGCGGAACTGGGCGCGCTTATTCAGTTCACCGGGAGCCGGTGGCCGATAAGTGGCGTTAATTTCAGTAAACCGGCGTTGAGTCATAGCGGAATAAACCTGTATGGGCCAACGAGGAAGTAGAAGCTCATCGGAACTTCTGACTGCTCAAAATCACTGACCGATGAGCGGTTTTCATACCAATGGCTGACAAGATGCAGCACAGCCAACTTGATATCATCCTCAAGAACTAGCCCGTCAGGGTCTGTTTCAGGTACCGCATCCGCATATAATTTACGGTTGGTGTAGCTGATGACCCGTTTTTCTGCTGCGCCGCCAATCAAGGTTAACAGGTCATTTTCATGGTCAAAATCAGCATCCAGACGACACTGAGCCTTAATTTCTGGCAGTGTTAACAGCATGAAAACCTCCATACCCGCAACCTGAACCCAGATTGCGGGTATAAAAAAACCGCAAAAGCGGCATGTTTTAAATCCAAGTGAAATTAACCACCCGCTGCAGGTTTACCCACCAGCGCTTTAATAGCGGCGGTATCTTCCAAAATGCAGTCGAAACGATGGAAAGCGAGGAAGCCGGTCTGGTCAAATTCGGCATAACGTTCTACCAGGCGTTTCAATGTCATGTAAGTGATACGACGAACAATGAAACGATCAAAGTCGCCACAGAACATAAATTTCTTACCAGCAGCAATGTTGTCGATTGCCTGATCAATCACGTAAGGCACCTGCAATACGGTTGCTGGCGCACCACCAATGATTTCAGGCAACCACAGTGGACGACCTTGCAGATCTTCCATTTCGGTGAGGGTTTTCAATGTTGAATCATTGAATGCCCAACGGAATTTCGGACCATTACGATACGCGGGATCGATGGAGTGCTTGAGAGCATTCATTTCTTTCCATGTAAATGTAGTGGCCGCTGCTGTTGGAGTGACGCCCGTGACAGAAGTCACCAAACCTTTGGGTTGCACTGGCGTACCCGCGCCGGTCCCCTGAACAAGGTATTTAGCCTCGCCGCGCCCAATGCGCTGAGCAATACGGCCAGCCAAAAATGCTTCAATATTGACGCCACTATCCTGAAGTAACTCATTAGAAATACGAATTATTTTAGACGACAGCTTTTTAGCACCGAGTGAGCCAGAACCGAACTCAACATCCTGTTCGCTGGTTTCGGTGTTTTCACCCAACAGCTCCCCTTCCTCTGTAGTGCCGTCAGAGGTGGCCCATTCAATATCCTGCCCATTATCGGTATTCATGATCTGAGCAACACTGGCAATGCCACCGTAGGCTTTCATGGCCTCGACAATGATTGCGCGGAATTGGGTTGGGACGGTGTAACCTCCTTTTTCATTAGGGGCAGTACCTTGCGCACGTAACTCGCGCAAAGCGCTGCGCTCTTCGGCACTCAGTTCACTTTGCCCATGACGCAAGAACTTGTTAAATGCTTTTTGGCGCTGTTCTTGTTGCTGGCCCTCTGGTGTGTCAGTCCGTTGCCGCTGTTCTTGCTCCTGCTCCTGAACAAACTGTTGATCTAGACTTCGCAACTCTTCTTCACGCGAGATTTGATCATCGAGCGCCTGAAGCTCGGTTTTTGCCTTGTTCCAATTGGTTCGCTGCTCATCAGTCCAGGCGTTATCACCAATACTGTCATGCAAAGCGCGCATATCCGTTGAAATGGTATTACGCTTTTGCTTAATATCGTGTAATTTCATAGACATACATTTATTTCCTTAGGCGTTAATCAAAGTCAGCAGGCGCTCACGCGCCATTTTGTGGTTAATGGCTTGTTGTAGCGCGCCGCTATCTCGCGCTTCCTGCCAGGCTTGCATAGAGCGGACACCTGAATCAGCATCCTGATAGGCTGCATAAGTGACGGGGCTAACGTCATACAGCCGAGAAAATTTAGAAATCTCACGAATAACAATCCCTTCTTCATCCTCGTACCAACGTTCTCCATCGCGAGCGACCGAGAAAGCAAATGAAGATTGGTTGATGTCACCACGCGACATTGGCGCAATAACCAGATCACGAATAGTTTGTGTGTCGGGTGCTAAAATGTTGTATTGCAGACCGCGTTCATCGACCGACACGGTGAGGGTGTTAGCACTGCTGCGGCCAAGAATAAAATTGGGATCATGGTTAAACAGGCCACGCACGTCATCCCCCAGCACATCATCAAATGCACCAGGCTTAATGATTTCGCGAAATCCCCACAGCGGTTCTGAGCGGATATTGAACACCGAGCCGTAGCCAATAATTCGGGTTGGCTCATTCTCTCGCTGTTCTGCCCGTACCTCCCCGCTATAACAGCGTTTTTCTGTCTCACTCATTGCTCGATCCTTTATCGTTGGGGTCGATATCAGTATTTGAAGTGGTTAATTTGGCCGCATTTACGCTAACCAGCATTTCATCAAGACCGTCTACCGGGTTCATATCTTCAAAGGCGCGGGCCTCATTGCGCGACATCCAGCCATCAGTAATGGCGAAATGGTAGAAATTGGCGCGTTCCTGCGGAGTGCCGCGCAATAAACCAGCCAGATTAAAGCGGACGTAGTAGCCTGCTGCCCGTTCAGCTCGTGTAAATAACCGGCGGTTTAATTCCTGCTCCCAGTTCACAATCCACGGCATGACGGTATGGCGCACAAACTGGATCGACTGCTGGGTAATGTTGGAGAAGGTGGCCTTTTCCAAATCGTTGATCATATGGGCCGGTATGTTGAAAATCCCCGCTATCTGGGAGCGGTTCAGCTTCAGCATGTCAATGATCTGGGCATCAACTGGCGAAACCGTCAGCGCCTTATAATCCAGCTCTGCGGGCAGCAACATGGTCTTGTTTTCTTCATTACGAAGTGCTGCCGCGGCTTTTTGCCACATCTCTTTTAATCTTGCCCAAGAGTCTTTATTTAAATCTCCCTTAACTGACACAATCCCTGCCGGACGGGCATTACCGTTGAAAAAGTTGCTGGTATATTTCTGCCCGCTCATGCCCATACCGATAGTCTCAGCATGTTGCAGAATAGGGCTTAGCCCCATTTTCTGATTATTACCCAGCGCACGAATGTGGATCATGTCGTCAGGGCTGACAGCAAAGGTGCCTTGTTCGTTATAAACGCCGTAGGTGTAGCGACCGCCGGTATTTAACAGGGTGGTTTCCCACGGCATACAGGCTTCAAGGCTGATTATCTCGCCGCGCCGTGAGCGCACTACTTTTGTGAAACCATTCCCCCAACCAAGCACATGGCGTTCCTTTAGCTCCCGCCATTTGTAACTGGTTTGCCAGACGTTAGGCTCATCATGTACAAGATAAAAAACGGGGTGATCTCGCGCCACTTCAACCGTGTTTCCGGTTTTACGCATCACATGCAGCGGCATCTGCGCCAACGTGGAGGACAGAACATAAATACAGGCATAAACCGCACCCAGTTTCATGGCGGTTTCCGGGCTGACAAAAACGTCAGACTTGAAGAAACCGGCCTCTTCTGCTGACTCACCCGTTAACGGGTTAGCGGGGTTCTCCAACGGGTTACTGCGGAATAAGGCATCAAGTAGCACGGTATTTTCTCCTTGCGGCGAACAGTGCGAATATCAACATTCCACCACCCGCGCACTGTAATGCCGTCGCTGTGCCAAATTGCAGATAAAGCCCCGCCATGAGTAAACCGAAACCGGCTACCCCGATAATGTCGATAATCAGTGATTTCATAAGATAAGCAGTTCTTCGTCTGGATCGAGGTTGGAAAGGAAATCACCGGGCTTATTGAGCATGGCTCGACCGACCGCCATGATTAGCGCAACGGCACCGTCTATTTTGTTCTCGGAAGCCTCTTTAATCGGCCTGACCACATCATCATTACCGGGCAGATACTTGCCCACTACGTTGCTGATACACCATGTCATTATGGGGTTGCCATCATGGTGAAAGCGCCCAGACTCAACCGCGGCTTCCAATTCCTTCATGGCGTCGCTCATGTTGGTATAGTTCTGAACGATGGTGATAGGGCTTAACCCCTCTTCAGCCAGATGGTGAGAAAGGTTGGTTGCACCGTGTGGGTCAATAGGCGATTCCTCAACCGGATTTAGACGGTTTACCTCTTTGGCAGCCTCAAGAATTTCCCGATAGTCTATTTCAGCACCGGGAGTCGCCACCAAATGCCCAGTAATTACCCACTTCTGGAATCGTTCAGCAGTGCGCCGATCCTCTATATCAGCACTGAATACCGTGTCATACGGCACCCAGAACTTAGGGGCGATACAGTAATAATGCTGTTTTCCGTCAATAGTCCGGGTAAACAGGCGCGGCATGGAGTTCATATCCAGTTTGCGGGCCAGGTCAAAAGAAAGATAACAGGATTGACCTTCAAACTGCTCCAGTGTCAGGGTGTTATCTTCACAGGCCCGCCAACTCACCATATTGAAGAATGCGGATCGGGCAGATACCCAGATATTCAAATGTTTAGTTTTAAAGATGTTGGCTTGACGGGCATTATTCATCGCCCTTTGTTGCTGGCTCAGTAAGAAATCACTGTAAACAGACACCCCCATATTAGGGTTAGCTTTTTTCAGTGATGTTGGTAATGTCCAGTCGTCCCCCTCATCAACGGTATAAATGATCCCGAACAGCTCATCGTTTGGGACAGTGCCGTTAAGCATTTCAATAACTTCTCGGCGCTTGTCGTAGCACGGCCCTTCAATGTTGTAGCCCGCAGTGGTAATCGCCCACATGATGGGCTGCCTGCGTGATCCCATCCCCGTTAACATGGTGGTGTAGAGTGAGTCGGTTTCATGTTCGTGGTATTCGTCCACGATGGCGCAGCTGGGTGACGAACCATCACCGGGATTACCGATGACCGGCTCAAACCGCGCACCATCTTCTGGCCGGTTCATGTTGGAAGCATTCACCTCAATACCAAAGGCTTCACAGAGCAACGGTGTACGCTTGCACATCAAGCGCGCAGGCCGGAATACTTCCCATGCTTGTTTCTCGGTTGTGGCACCGGAGTAAACCTCAGCGCCGAACTCGTCATCACATGAAAAGCAAAATAGCGCCACCCCAGCGGAAATAGCTGATTTGCCATTTTTGCGGGGGATCTCGGTATAGACCTCGCGAAAGCGGCGTAACTTGCTGCCTTTATGCAGCCAGCCGAACGCGCAGCAGACGATAAAAAGTTGCCACGGTTCTAAGGTGATGGGCATTCGCTTAAAGGCCCACTCCCCCTTGGTATGGGGAAGCAGTTGAATAAACTTTGCGGCTTTCTCTGCGCGGTCTTTATCGAATCTGTATTTAAATTTACGGCCTTTTTCTGCCGCCAGATCATCGATGTGACGCTGACAGGCATCAATAACAAAACGACAAGCAACAATCCGCCCCTGCACCACATGACGGGCGTATTGATTCGCCGCATTAACATTCGGATAGGCTTTTCTAGTCATAGGTTTGTGAACGGATTCTTTGAGGTTTTCTTGCCTGCGCCAACTAAACGGGCGCGACTGCTGGGATCTAAGCCCAACATACCGCCGAAAGAAGCCAGCTGTTTCATAGCTTCATTCAATGCCGTTAGAGCTGGGTTCTTTACTGGTCCGCCGGTTGCACCAACCATCACAACGCCATGTATGGCCACATGCGCCTGAGACTTTCGGGCCGTGGAGTAGGCCACGCAGAACATTTCAAGGTTATGCAGATCAGTGGCACAAAGCACTTGTTGAGCGCAAAGCTCTTTTGCTGCCATGACCCACATCGTTGAGGCGTATTCATCAAACCATTCTGGCGGCGATGCTCCCTTGATTGGTGTGAATGCGGGTTCGTCTTTATTTAGAGCACGTTTACCCGGATTGCCCGCCAATTCCTTCCGGGCGGTTGGCTTGGCCCGGCGTCCGGATCGGCCCGGCGCTCCAGCCATAATCCCTCCAGTTTTAATTTCATTTTACGCGGGTAAAAAAATTCAATGAGGCTGGCGGTACGGTAGGACAAGGGCTGTAGAGATTCGATCCCCCCTCCCATTGATGATATTGATTCTCATTTGATGTGATAATGCACCATTTTGGTGCTCCATTAGATGATGTTGATAATCATTATCACTTGATTCGTTCGGTCGCAGTCTTCTTCCGATGGTGAGGCCAGCACAGCAGCTCAAGGTTGGACGGGTCATCAGTTCCGCCATGAGCCTTAGCTCTGATGTGATCGACCGTGGTACCCGACACCACCAGACCTTCACGCAGACACTGTTGGCACAGCCCTTTGTCCCTGGCCTTTATCAGTGGTTTCAACTTATCCCAATTGGCACCATAGCCACGTTCATGCCTGTTCTTACCCTGCTGGTGGTTCTCCCATCCTGTATTCTGATGCTCAGGACAATAACCAGTACTATGGATTGTAGTGTTGCGACACCCATGCTTACGGCATGCTCGGGGGATTCGTGGTGGCATTGTCACTTTCCCTAAATACTGCTGTGATTTTGTAGTGATGGACACTATCCAATGGAAAACCAAAACCATTCAATTCTCGGAGATCGCTGAAGAAAACGAACCCATCTTTTACAGGTAGTTGCCTCTCTTTCGAAAAGCCTATTGCAGGTGAGGATTCATAACCCGCATCACTTTTAAGCCAGACTTCTATTTTATAATGCTGAACAATCGCCATACATCCTCACTGTTTTCGCATAGCATTCTGCCGCCAGCTAATAATCTCATCTAGCCGTCCCTTGCAGATCCGCAACTCACGCTTGAGGGCCAGCGCATACAGCCCACTATCGCCCCAAGTGGTACCGACAAACTCCGGCACCTCGCATTCAGTTAATGCTGATTCTGGCGGTAGCAATACGGGACAATTAGCTGGTGGACGTGAAGATGCCTTATTCGCGCAGGATGTTAATGCTAGCGTCAGGCATGCGCTGAATAGCACACTTATCATCTGACGACGCCGCCAGAAACCGCTTAAGCCGATCTTCACTTTCATTGCGTAGTTTCCTTTCGTTCTCTAGCTGGCGGGCCGTGGCTGTACGGTTGGCGGCGTCATTCACCTGGTATGCATCGATGATGTTGCCAAGGGCGGTGTTTGTGGATTGCTCTTCTCTCAGTGCTTCTTCCGCTTTTTCGACTTCATTTGAGAGGCTATTTCTATTGAGAAGCAGCAACAGAAAAAGAACCACCAGCAAAGCGATAATCCCACCGGTTATTTTGTTAGGCATAGCGCTCGTTCCTTATCCCGGCGAACCACCAGCCCCACTAATTTTTTACCACCGCCGTATACCCAGCGAGTGAATTGCTCGCAGGCTGCTGTCACGTTACCAGCACGGAAATACTGGAACATGGTGGATTTCTGCATTGACGGGCAACCGGCGTTAAAGGTAATCGATGTAGCAGCATCAAAAGCACCTCGCGGTAATTTATTGCCGTTTGCATAACGAATGACACAGCGCTCAGCTTCAAGAATGTTCTTTTCCCAATCAGCGGCGATTTGTGCATCAGTCTTTCGGGTTCCAGGTATGACGCTGTGAGTATTCCCAACACCATCTGTGATAATGCCTGCGGGACAAACATACGGATCACGACGACATGATTCAGCATTGCCTATCAGCTCTAATCCCCGCTCACTGGTTCGGACGTTACCATTAGAGACAACGAGAGCAATAATTGCTGCCACAGAACATAAGCCACCGGCCTTACTTAGCTTGTTCATATAGTTCCTCGTTACGCTTTATCGCTTCTGCAACAATCTCCACGGCAGCTGAGCGATCCGCTATCGGTCGGGTAGTCGCATTGTTGAGGAACTCCCGCAGTATTTCTGTACGCTTCTGCTCTTCAATTAACCGCGCTTTCTCTTCACGCCGTTTGGCGTAATACGTTTTGATTGTGAAGAATGCCGAAACCACCGCACCCAGAATGAAGATGTACTCCTGCAGGGATAGTAATGAGAAAACGCCAAGCGCTAATGACCACCAATAAGGCAGGTTTTGAGAGGTAACTGGTTCCATTCGCATAATCTCCCCCTCCCGGCCTGCGGGTTGGGCGTGTGGTTAAGGAATTTAGCCCACCAGTGCAGTCACTCATCTGTTAATAGTGTGTGTGGAGTTGATTGGGTGACTGATGGGCTAAAACGGAAAAAGGCCCACCGGAGTGAGCCTTAAAACACGTACGTTAACGTTTTCATACCATTAACTATAATTTGAAGCCGGTTACGGTTCCGGCGTCAGCACCTACCAATGTGCTGACCGCATACCTACAAAATGCAAAAGCCCCAGCGATTAAGCCAGGGCTAGATTCACTAAATTGGATTTATTCACATTCAAAACTAACTTGTAGTACCGGTGGTTCTTTGAATCGGCAGTCTGGACACCATGATTGCACTATATAACGTCCATCTCCCATATCTCATATCTCTCATACCGAAATCATCGTAACGATAGAAAACATGGTGACCAACTCTTTCTGAGCAAGACGGGCAACTCTTATAGACTTCCCCTTCTTCTTCAGCAATCAACGAGTCACTTAACGAAGCATCACATCCAGAACACTTTGCCATGCAGCTACTCCTATAAATAATGGAATAGATTGATTAACACGGCTAAAGCGTTATGAATGGCATCAAGATCAAAAAACAAGCAAAAAGTGCATTATCACATGGTAAGTCACTGCCAAATCGACCACTCTTATCACGTTACAAGATATTTTGCGTACGCGTTAGTGATTTTTATGAATGATAGATGTACTGTTGTTACAATTTTTATAGATGACTTTTGCAAATCAATGGGATTTTTGCGATGACGGATGATTCAAATAAAAAAACTAAAACTGTAAGGGTTGGCTTTTTTACAAGTAACAGTGCTCAAAATCAGGGGGCAACTAACGCGAAAATTGCTTTTGACCAAATTTTCAGTGATGCGAATGCCGTCTTGCCAACCACTTATACAATTGATAATGATGGTAAGAAGCTAAAGTTTGTAATGTTTGAGCGGGATGAAACAGCTAAATATTACTTTGGGTATGTTTCTTGCGTTCGTCACTCACTCTTGCCTTTTATTGAAGATGGTGAGACGGGAAGTGAAAGAATTATTCCATTGAATGAAAAAGACTACGTCGTGGAACGTACATATCTTCTGTACTACTACGAAACCGATGTTTTAGTTTTATCTTTAAACCACCTTGGTCCCAAGGTTAATGATATTTCATATTTACTTTATAAAAAGTTAAACCAGATCCCTATTAAGTTTGAAGCTATCTGGAAAGAAGACGATATGAAAGAACTGCTTGAGCAAGGAAATGTTCTAAGAAGTTGCGACCTTACAATTGCTGCCCCAAGAAACTTTAACGTTTCAAACTATGATCTATCTAATAATTTATCTAAAGATATAGTTCGTATGGTTGTCATGGGTGGAACTCACCTTAAATTATCGCTCAGAGGTAGGGCAAGACCCAAAAAAGATGGATTTAGTTATCTGTCAGATACCGTTCGTAATGCTATAAAAGAACTTCTGGAGACTTTCCCTAAAGGGTCTGGCGGCTTAACAATTAAAAAAGCCGAGGTAACGGAGCCTTCAAACACGAAGCCTAAGAGCTTACTTGACCAAGTTTTGGTTTCGAAAAAAACTATAAATATTATAGGTGGATACCCATCTGATTCTGATATCAGAACTGCGATGATTTCTGCTAAAATAGACGTTAGAGATTATTTACGGCAATACGAACTTCAATCTCAAGACTAACGCTACTATTACAAGGAGGATGGCAGTATGAAGGGGATTAACTCAGTCCTGTTCAAGCTTTTTTTGCTTATAGCCATCGCTTATGTAAGCTGTAAGACATTTAAACCGATGAACCATACAGATGTATTAACCATTGCTGGGGTCCTATCGACTGTGGCGGGCATCCTTTTTGGTTTCGTGTTAGCAGCAATATCTATCTTTAGTAGTGCTGATGGTAACAAAGACGGGGCAATTAAGGCATTAAAAAGAAACAATATTCTGCCTACCCTCATTACAAGATTGCTATCAACTGGATTTACTTTAATCCTAGCTTGTGTACTCCCGATGATTGCTATGTTTTTGTCCCCAGAAGTTACTATTTTTTCAAAGCCCATAGATTATCTATTTGTTATCTTTGGATTTTCATCGTTAATTTTATCGATGTTCACATTTACACGCTGTTGGAATACCTTAAAGCACATATTCCCTCATTTATAATTAGTCAGCCCAATTATTTTGGGCTGATATTATTAACTATCCATATTTAAAATAACATTTAGGGTTGCCAGGCACCCTCCAATAAACCCTTCGGCTAATTGCATTTCTTTTCTGATAGTACCATCTGAGCACTTACGCTTACGCGCAATCGACCTGAGTGATACGTTGTATAGATAGTGCAAAACTAGCAACTCATACTCATCTGGCTTGAATTTATTAAGCCTTGCAATACAGCTATCAATGATGATTCCATCATCATCACAGCATGAAAGCCTACTCGGTGACTTTGATGGCAATAAGCCTTTAAAACCCGCAGCAATATGAGAGTAATCTACCCCGCTGTTATCACTGGCAGCCCAGCCACCCCAGCGCTCTAATACTATAGATATATCTCTCATGCTAACGTCTCCAAACTGCTGTAACCGGTCCGCATACCGTTTACTGAATTCATAGTTTTACTCCACACATAAAGGCCATTAGGCCATTGCCCCGATCGATATAGACCGGTCCATAAAATGAAACCACAACACAACCTGACTACCGTGCTCCGCTTCCCACGTATGCATATCAGCATGCAATGCGTCATGACAGAGACGGCATAGAGGAATGGTGAATAGGTCGTGGGCCTTGGTACCCATACCACCCTGACCGTGCCCAATGATGTGATGAGGGTCATCCGCTGAACTACCACAACCGCAGCATTGCTGGGATTTAACCCACCTGAGCCACTTCTTGCTCTCCCAGCGCTGCCGCTTTGGAATACGCATAAAACTGGCTGGTGGCTCATCATCAATTTTCAGCGCCAGCACCTTCTTAACCTGCTCAACTTTACTTTCAATGATTTGGGTCGGGTTTGGCGTCCAAGTGATATCACTCTCCCTTGTTGGCCCTGATTTCATTACTGCTGGCAGCATCCGCAAACTTGCTCGAGCAATTGAGTCGGGGAGCAAGTCGGAAACCTCATTAACGACAGCCCACCAACACAATTCCGGCATAGTGAGCTGGTGGCCCTCAGGAAGCCGAAAATGACTGCATACGGTCGAGATTATCCAAGTAATGAGATTGCTAGTTGCTAATTGGTCTAATCGGGGAAGTGTATGCTCTCTCAGCTTATTATCATGATGCCAACACAGACGAATCGACCGCTGACCATAGCGTAATGTCGTGAGATTTTGAACGTGGGAATCATCCGGATCATGCCATTGGCACTCTTTCAACTGCTTAACCCATGCTTCCAGCACTCGAGGCCCACCAGCAGCATTGATAACCCGCTCATGCTCAAAGAAGGTTAACAGCCGCGGATCATTAGCCAGTTGCTGATCGGTTGTTGGTAACCGCCCTGATGGAAGTGATTTAAATTCCTCCGGCTCAGTGGCCACCAGCAAGCGACTAGATAAATATGGCAACAGTTCAGCGCCCGGCTTCAGTATCACAACACCGAGTTCTTGCTGGATAAATGGGGTTAATAATGCCCTCATGCAGCACCTTTCTTAGCAAGATATTCAATCCACAAGCCACCAACCCAGCGGACGCCCTTTGGTGTAAATCTAGCTTGAGTGAAAGCATGGCTATTTATCTGATTGGTACCGGTTTTAACTTCAAACCGTCCAGCATCAATATGCTGTTGATGCGGTATCAACCCGCCGGATAACCGATACATAATGCGATTATCCATAAGAAAAAGCCTGAATTCCGGTTCTTTAGCACTCAACAACTTACAAACCTGACGGAATACCATTGAGCCAGTAGCCTTCACGTAGCGATCGACAAACTCAACTTTTGGCGCAGCAATAGAAAGCTGGTTTTCAAGCTGCTGCTTTTCCTCTGCCAAATTAGCAGCCAGGCGCAATGCCTCTGGCAAGGTTTGGGGGATCAGGTTCTGTTCCAGCTCTTGCCAGCGGTCAACCACCGCAGCTGTGAACTCAGGTGAGAGTCGGGCAACTAATACCAAAGAATCGCGCTTATTGAACCGATACTCAAAATACTGGTTACCGTTGTGCTCAAAATTGAACTGCGCCAACGGCGCGGTTAAAATACCAGCAGCGCATAGACGTTCTGCGGATCGCTTAACATCACCATGCTTACTGTTCACCAGTGCAGCGATTTCACGGCTGCTCATAGTCACAACAGAATTGGATAGTTTCATGCTGCCACCTCTTTACGTTCGATGCACATTTCTGGGAGATTTGCCCGGACAAGCGCTTCAGCGAAAGGAGGTGGAACCGCATTACCACAGCGCGCTACCTGCTTATCTTTGGCGTATTTAGTACCGGTATAATCACGATCGATGATGTACCAGGTCGGGAAGCCTTGCGCGGCGTATAACTCATGGGGTTGCAGCATACGCATGCCAATATCAACGATTTGATAATCAATACCCTCGACCGTAACCAGCCCAAATCTATCGTTAGTGGTAACTGTATGCAGGGGATCATTCAGGCTAACACCCTCTTTCTCATTGCCGTAATACTTGAGTAAGAAAGCACGAACCTCACCGATATGCAGACCACCGGCCGTGATTGTTGGCATTGGCTGGGTAACCTGCTGACCGTCTTTGCAGGTACCGCGCAATTTAATCAGATTTGAAGTTACCAGCGCATGATGATCAACCGTTGTCACTGTGTGAGCTGGCTGATTCAGATCAGCGCCTGAGCCGGTATAGTTGCCGCCGAAGTGTTTAGCCAGGAATGCAGAAACAAGCCGAGACTTGCCACCGCCGCTCGCCGTAATAGTGCCACTTGGCTCATCAACCACATGCCCCACACTATTACCAAACTCACGAGCAATGATCGGGGCAACCAGAAGGTGTTCAGCCTTGCTGGTGATTGTCGTCAGTGGTTTTTCTGCCTCATATGCCATACGGTCGCCACCAAAACCGGTTTGACCGATACGAGCAATGAACGGAGCCAGTTTTGCTTCTACCATTCCCAAAGCATGACCATTACCACCAGGACGAGCAGAACTACCGGCGGTGATTGTCGGCAATGGTTCATCGCATTCCTGCCCCGTGGCACCAGAGCGGAATTTCGTTATATGTGGAGTAACCACCGCATAGCCGTGCGTTTTGGTAATCGTCTGCAATGGCTGATCCAGAGCTTGCCCCCGAAAACAGTCATAGGAAGTTTTACTACTGGTATGGTTACACTTCACAATAAACGGCATGGGGTTATCAATAACAAAGCGCTGAATACCCCGCGCTATGCGCTTCAATGTGTTTTCTGCCAGCGGTTTCTTGCGCTCGAAAATACTCGGGCATGGAATTGACCAATCAATGCACTCAGCGGCGGTGCGCCACGGTTTACGGTGTCCGCTCTGAACTTCCAATAATTTTGGATCGCCGTGAGTCGGCTCCGGCCATACCACAGGTTGCCCGTCACAGCGCATCACCATGAAAAAGCGCTTTCTGATGGTCGGCGCACCATAATCACTGGCCCGAAGTTCTCGATGATCTACGACATAGCCCAAACCAGCCTGCAGTCGTTTAGCATCTATACTATTGATATCAAAACCTAATACTTCACAACACTCCAATAACGCTGGGTGATCGGCATCAATGCCAGTGGTCAGCATCGCTACAAATGCAGCGAATGTTTCACCGGCGCGAGCAGGATCAGGGTGTTCAGTACCATCTTCAGCAGTAATCAGCGGCCCCCACGTTTTAAACTCTTCGACATTTTCCAGCATCACTACTCGAGGCTTTTTCGCCAAAGCCCAGCGCACAACAACCCACGCTAAACCACGGATTTCTTTTTTAACTGGCTTACTACCCTTCGCCTTACTGAAATGGCGGCAATCTGGGCTGAACCACGCCAGCCCAACAGGTCTGCCGGCAGTTGCGGCTACAGGGTCAATATCGAATACCGATTCACAGTAATGCAGGGTGTCGGGGTGATTGGTGGTGTGCATGGCGATAGCATTCGGATCATGATTGATTGCGATATCAACACTGCGACCGGTGGCCAGCTCAATCCCGGTAGAAGCACCACCGCCACCGGCAAAATTATCTACGATGATTTCTTTCACGCTGTTGCTCCCATAGCTGCTGTGAGTGTTGTGGCGGCGGCAATAATGGCATCAGACGGAATACCGTCTAATTTCATGCGGTTGATATTGCCTAAGATTTTATGTTGCAGATCGACCGGTAATTCAGCGGTACCAGGTACTTTACTGAAATACAGATTCACTTCGACCGGCCAAACGGTGTTGCCGGTTTCCGGTACCGGAATAATTTCAGGAATATTTTGTGGCTGGTTTTGTGGTGCAGTACGAATTGTGGCAGGGGTTAGCTCCAGACTATTAATGCACTCATTGCCCCAACTATCCCAACCCTCGGCCTGTGTTCTGGCAAACAGCTCAATACGCGGAACATCACCCAACAGAGAGACAAGCAGATCACGGAAAATATCTGGTTTGGCACTGTGCTCACCGCGTGGCGCGGTCTGGTGCTGACAAATGGCCGCATTCAAGCGTTCAGGCAAACGGCCTTTCACAGCAAACAGCACATCTTCACTATTAGCGCGGGTCATATGGCCCATGCCGATCGCACTATTCCCTTTTAATTTATTGGTCTTGTGCCAGGTGAAGCCCTTCATTGTCATCAGCCTGAAGCCCCAAGCCTCGACAACCTTTAATGCCTCAACTGGCTGAGTGGGTACCCACCACATAGCAAGCAGGCAGCTTTCACCGGCCAGTTCCCATATAGGCAGACGGCAGATATCAGCAAGATCCATAGTCTTATATTTAAAATCGACGCCTCGCTTTCCGCTATTGGCTTTGTCACGATAAGTCCACGGCGGATCTGCATAAATGATTTGATAGGTCATGCTGCTGCCTCCCCGTTCACGCGCTGGATGCATTCTTTCCAGATGGCGTTCCAACGCTGAACCGCAAAACTGGCGTTCATTGAACGGATACCTGCTTTGCTGGCTTCACCGCTTACGGTTACTTCCAGTTGGCTTGGCTTAACGTTTTGGCCTGTCCCGGAAATAAAACGTTTGTAAGCTGCATCTCTCTCTGTGTGATCTGTAGCCTGGGCCTGTTGCGATGCGGTTTTCCGTCCCTCACTGTGCCAGGCACTGGCAGCCAGTAGATTTCCATCAAATTTAGTCGGTCGAAACATGGTTTCTGGATTCAGGAACTTTGCCCACTGAGTACCAAGCCAGCGGCTTACCAGATAATCAACGACCAGCATCAGCGAATCTTTGTCATGACCATCGGTCAGACGAGCGCGAATATTCTGGAGGTTGGTTTTGATGGTGGTGTATTTAGCCCCTGTTAGCTGGTTCAGGTGCTTGAGGATTTCGATAGCCTCGTCGGTGAACTTAATTTCTTTAGAAATATTCTCATCTCGGGCCGCCGCCACCGGCGGTTGCCCAAAAGTGTTTTTACTTGATGGATCAGGTGTTGAATTTACTGACGGATCGCCCCCAGATTCTGGCGGGTCAAAAGTGCCATTTCTGCCAGATTCCGACCCGTCGAATTTTGAGCCATCAGATTTTGACCCGTCAGATTTTGAGGTGTCGGATTCTGACGCATGAGCAGCGGCCTTAAGTTTGACGACATTCAGCTGATAAACATTACTGGCGTTTCGATTACCGGCGCGGCGGGCTTTCTTGCTTAACCAGCCATCGGTTTCCAATTCAGCCAGCGCAGTACGGACGGTGCTCTCACCTGCCCCTATCTGCCGGGCAATCGTCGTCACTGATGGCCAGCACACCCCCTCATCATTAGAGAAATCAGCAAGACGGGCCATGATTGCCACCTTCGATATTTTCATACCCGCAGCTGCACAGCCGTCCCATACATAACTGGATAGCTTTACGCTCATACAACCGCCTTATATTCTTTCCTGAAACGCCGAATGGGGATTGAACAGTCATGCTCATAATCATCACGACGAAAAATGACTTGCCCGGTTGCGCTGTCGTAGCCAATAACGTGAACGCGAATACCGCGCTTATCGGTGTAGTACCGATCAAGCAATTGAATGGGGTTAGTCGTGGTCGTGCCGGGATTAGTCATACACTGCCCCACTTACGGCAGACCACACCCACAATCCCATGCGCCCTGCTGTGGTTGCACGGTTTCCACTGGCCCCTTATCATTCGTTCATACCGGAACGGGCTGACACAAACGCAACGCAGTTGCGGAATAGAACGTTTAGCCGCTACAATGTTCATGCGTTAATTACTCCACACGTTTAGTTAATGCACCCGACGCCTCAGTGCCGCACACTGGGGCGTCACCCCATAACATCACCGATATCGCAATAATCTCTGCAATAATTGACTGCGCTTTATACCCCTTAGCTTTCAGCCTTTTAGTCTCATCACGATCTAACACACCGTCAGCGGTAAACTCATTATGAGCACGACCAAAATCACCCAAAGCCACCAGCAGATCGTTAAATTTGATCAGTAGCTCGTCGTTGCCAATGTCATTCACTTCCGGCAGTTTTACGAACACACCACCAGCTCGCTTGCACATGGCTTCCGTAATGTCGGAACGGCCAGAGATTGATTCCATCTCTATCGCCATGCCCAGCGGCACTACCTGCCCCGCCAACTGACGAACGCGATTACGTAATGCATTTTCGGTACCGGACAGCGGACATAACTGTTTAGCCATCGCGTCATACTTGCCCGGTGTCTGAGTTATCAGCTGGTGTATCGCGTCGCTAATATCTGGCTGAGTTGGAAAGTCTTTGTTATCCACAATGTTTCTCTCTCTCTGGTGGTTTAACTGGGGCTTATTAAGCTCTATTGTTTTTATAGAGAGCTGGATTGAACTTCAGAGCGCCGTCTGTTCTTAGCGCTGCCTCTGCCGCTCGACCTTTTGGAATTAATCGCCCTGGTCGCTTTCTCCATTGGTAAATGGCCTCAGGCGATACCCCATAAAATTCAGCTACGAGGTTTGCATCGCCGAAATAGTTCTCTAATTCATCAGTAGTCATAGCACCCTCCATCTAAGTTATCTTAGATATTAAAAGCAAATTTATCTTTGGTCAATTGAAACTAAGATAACTTAGCTTCATGTTGATTAGGATAAGTTCATGGAATCTGTTGGGCAGCGTATTAAACGGCTAAGAACAGCATCAAAAACAACACAGAAAGCCTTAGGTGTTTATTGTGGTGTTTCTGATGTGTCCGTTGGTTATTGGGAAAAAGACCTCAATGTTCCTAAAGGCGAGTCTCTAATAAAATTAGCTAAATTCTTCAATACATCAGAGGGTTATATTCTTTATGGTGTAGATTTTGGCGGTGTCGAGCCGGTAATATCTAATGTCCGCAGAATCCCTATTCTCTCTTGGGTTCAGGCTGGTGCTTTTACAGAGACTGCTGCAGCTGAACTACTTGAAAATGTTGATGAATGGATGGATACAGGACTAAGGGTTTCACCTACATCATTTGGCCTACGAGTGAAAGGTGACTCTATGACTAACCCATACGGACTGCCAAGTATTCCTGAAGGTGCGGTCGTCATCGTAGATCCAGAGGTAGAAGCTGCCAGTGGTAAAATAGTCGTTGCTCGACTAGCTGGAACTGATGAAGCTACAGTCAAAAAACTATTAATTGATGGCCCGCACAAATTTTTAGTCCCGCTAAATCCACGCTATAGCAACATTCCAATCAATGGCAATTGCACCATCATCGGTGTAGTTCGCGGCGTACAGTACGAACTCTAACTAAAATTCGACTCTTTCTAGAGTCTTACACCTCAAAAGCTAAGTTTAATTAGATTTTACATTGACAGAAAACCTAAGTTAAATTAGATTTAATTCATCAACAACGAACAGGCAGGACGCCCACGTAGTAGCTGCCGGTGGCATAGAAACACCGGATGATTCGCTTAGTAGGGTTAACAGTGTGGAGTAACAGGTATGAAAGGTTACAGATACCAAGGCGACACCACAGGAATAACAATCGGCAAAATGCGTGTCTTGATGTGCCTCGAAGGTGAAGAACAAGCAGTGCGGGAAGCCGCGGTTAAGTTCGACAAAATCTTCTCACCAGCTGGTTACGAACAAAGTGATAAGCCAGGTGAATTGACCATCTTCTATGTGCCGTTCGTGAAGTATGAAGCTGAATTTATCAAAATGGCCAGTAAGGGGTAAATCAATGGCTCAGTATCGAAATATCAGTCTCGAATGGCTCCAACGCATGTATTCAGATGGGTATATCGCCCTGTGTGATGGCGATCTTCAGGAAGTTTTAAACGTAGTTTTTGAGTAATCGACACTTATTTTGATTTGAAACGGGCCGCTCCGGTACTAACCGGTGTGTTTTGAGGAAGGCGAACGGCAAGTAACCCCTCCAGTCACGGCAGTAAACGCGGTTGAGCCTCGTATCCCGCGCAAAGAATGCCCCGTGAGGCTTAAAAGGCCGACTGATCCACGTTACGGATCACACAACAGGTAAGAGCATTGACGAGCAAGGCATTGAGTCCGGTTCAATTCCAGACGCCAGATATATTTTTATTATCTGGTGATGGGCAAGGAAATGGTCTGTTCGATTCAGACACCGGCAATGCTCTTACCGTTGTGATTTGCCAAAGAGCTAGCCTGTGCAATTGCAGCAGCCGGAAATAAGCGCCGGAAATCACATCCTTGTTCCATTGCTGTGCTATGTCTTTAGCGGCTGCGCCTGCCAACACCAGATTAGGCCAGCCGCCCTTTTCACACAGAGAAGTGCTCCGGGCGGGTTATCCCTTTAAACCCGTACAGTATAAAGCCCCCGGATCGGAGTGCTTCTCTGTGTGTGGAGAAAATATGCGGCGCATGCCGCTTCATTGTGAGGTCTCAAAATGAATGAGCGTCAAACTAATGTAGCAAACTTTATTAGCGATCTAGATGGCGGTGTATTTGAACAAAAATACGGCGCTATTTTAAGTGATGTCGCCCTTGGTGTTAATAACACCAATAAAAAGGGAAAGGTAATCATCGAAATTGAATTTTCCGCTCTCGATGAAAACCGTGTCACCCTTTCTCATAAACTGAAATTCACCGCCCCTACAATGCGTGGTAATCGCTCAGAAGAAGATACGACGACTACACCGATGTATGTAAATAAAGGTGGGCGACTTTCTTTATTCAAAGAAGACCAAGGTCAGTTATTCACAGCTAAAGGTGAAACAGACGGTAAATTAAAAACCGTTAATTAATCACTCACTCTTCCCGAAACCTATTTTTATATTCCAATGGAGTTAATATGTCTCAATTAGATGGTTCAGCAATCACGCAAATTAAAGATTTAACGTTATCCGCTTCATTTATTAAAGGCTTAGAGTCAACTCACTGTCCGGTATCTGTTTTACCAGAAAATGTAAGCGTAGAAAGTCTGGAACGTTTCTATGAAAACCGCTACCGTTTTCGCGGCAAAATGGAAACTACCAGTATCGACGATTTTGTAAAATATTCTTCTGAATATGCTGGCCCCGGCGTTCGCTGCTTCATTGATGCAGATAGCATGCAAGCAGTAAGTATTTTCAACCTTGGCACCCTTGTTTCACCTGGTCATGCTGACAACACCGGCGTTATCATTTTAAAGAAAACCGCCCCATTCACTGGGTTGTTAAACATCAATGAGCGTAAGCAGAGCCAAAAAGAACTTGCCGAATGGTTAGAAGATAATCGTGAATTCCTGACTGCCTTTGACGCAGACGGGGAAGTAATGAACGCAGTGCAGGCAGTAAATGGCGTTCGACGCATTACTATTGAATCGCTCTCTTCTTCTGATCATGAAGAGAATGATTTCAGCGGCAAGCGCTCACTAATGGAAAGCGTAGAGGCTAAGAGCAAAGACGTTATGCCAGCAGCCTTTGAATTTAAATGCGTACCATATGAAGGCTTGGGTGAGCGCCGCTTCAAATTGCGTTACAGCATTATTACCAGCGACAAACCGATATTAGTATTGCGGATCGTACAGTTGGAAGCTGTAGAAGAACAAATTGCAGCGGAATTCCGTGATCTGCTTACTGATAAATTTAAAGATGTCGAAGTTGAAACGTTTATCGGTAAATTTAAAGCGTAATTAATTAAACCTCAATTAAAGAGTATCACTTCAAATATCCCAGCAATGGGGTATTTGGCGGGGTATTACCTAAAAACCGTGTGGAGTATATTTATGTCTTATATTACGACTTATTCAGGGCTGGACTTTGATTATTTAAAACCACTGACCAGCAGCATTTGTATTAAAGATATCGCACAGGCGTTATCGCATGAATGCCGCTTTGCCGGTCACCTGCCTAATTTCTATAGCGTGGCCCAACATTGCTTGTTAATAAGCACAATTGTGCCAGAAGAATTTGCCCTTGAAGCCTTACTGCATGATGCAACCGAGGCATATTGCAAAGATATCCCCTCACCTCTTAAACGCCTACTGCCTGATTACCAGGCTATTGAGCAGCAGGTCGATACCGTCATTCGTGAAACCTTTGGGTTGCCTGCCGAAATGTCCGCGGTCGTCCACTACTGCGATCTGGTGATGCTGACCACCGAGCGCCAAGAGTTAGACATCGATGATGGTAAAGAGTGTCCAATGCTGGCAGGTATTCCACCGGCAGAAATGGCAATAGTGCCAATGTCATCAAGGGATGCGCGGATCGCTTTCTTGGCTCGCTTCAATGAGCTAACCGTGTCCATCCAATCATGATGTACGGCCTGTTTCTACTCGTCTGCTACACCTTCCAGCCGTGCCAGTACGAGCCACAAGGCTACGTCTATCCGGATGATAAGAACTGTATAGCCGACATCCAGCAGCAAGGTCTACCACCTGAATATGAATGCCTTCCGGTGGATGGCGTTCTCTATGCGAGGAAACAGTGATGATCAAGACAATTACAGCAGTACCGGTTGAGCGTGATAACTGTGGGTTCTGGACTCACCCTGATTTTTTTGTACCTGCAAACGGGAATGAATTTGGGGTCGAAGATGAATTTGATGCGTGGAAAGCACTTAATCGTGTTACTGGCGCCACAGGTTGGATGGAAGACGAAGAGAATGCTGAAGAGCTACAGGCAGAATATGACTCAATTAACTTCTCTGTAAGTATGTGGAATCCCACGCCACCAGATGGTGATGGTTGGTTCATGGCATCCATCCACGAAACAGAAGGCGGGCCAGTCTGTTACTGGTTACGCCCTATCGAATATGATCCTGAAGCGTTAGCAGCCCACAGAGAACGCTGCCACCTTGATGCATTAAAAACAGAGCTGCTCAATAAACATCAAATTGCGGTTACGGCCGCGCATGAATATTTTGCGGCATGTGATGTTGGCGAAGAAAGACTTTTTGCAGCAGCAATTTTTGAACGTCTGCGTGTGGCCACTAGAAAACATCAAGGTGACCTATGAGCTTTCAACTAAAGTTCGAACAAAAAGGCGACTTTCAAGCCTGGTACGCATGCCAAGCGTGGCTTAATGATCGTGGCTACAGCTACGGCCAAACATCTGCTCGCGCACTGGGGGTCGGTGTTCTTAAGGGGGATTTCTGTATTGCCAAAATGCACAACCTGACAACACAGGAAATTAAACAACTGGATGGAAGAGTTGACGGTGATTTCCGAGAAGGGCCGGTCACCCTTCGGCTAAAAGTTGAGCCAGAAGTCATGGTAAGCAGCGAATCAACGAAGCAACAGCGCCTTGATCATGCCAATCAGTTGATCCGTATTATTGCCGCCCATGGTCGCCGGTTCTTCTTTGATACAAGAACGGAGAGAGTTGCTCATCTCGAATTGAACAACACCGGTAGAGTTTTTCTGATCGATGAATATACCGGTAAGCGAATTTATACCCACTTCGAAAACCGACACTGGGATGGGTTTAACCACGGTGGTACTTTGCGATCGTTGGTCATAATGATGCGGAACTACATCTGTAAAGGTGAACGCATCGATGTTTACTACTTGGGGCCGGAAAACAGCAGTCTACGGAAAGGGAATATTTGGGGCTATCCAGAAGAGGCGATCGAGGCTGTTCGTAATGAAGCTGGCTTGTTACCAATCATAGAGCAGGAGGCATGATGGATAAGTCGATTTTAGATATGTGTTGTGGCTCCCGTATGTTCTGGTTTGACCGTACTGATCCGCGCGCTGTATTCGTCGATATCCGTGCCGAGAGCCACATTTTATGTGATGGCCGAAAATTGGAAATAGCGCCAGACCTTATTGCTGATTTTCGTCAGTTGCCGTTTGCCAATAATACTTTCCAGATCGTCGTATTCGACCCACCCCACCTTACCCATTGTGGGCCTGAAGGTTGGCAGGGAAAGAAATACGGCATTCTTAGTAAGTCATGGAAAGACGACCTGACCAAAGGCTTTGCTGAGGCGTTCCGTGTATTACGCGCCGGGGGGGTTCTTATCTTTAAATGGAATGAGGTGCATATCCCTACCCGCGACATTATTAAACTGTCGCCGGTACCGCCAATATTTGGGCATCCATCAGGGAAACGAGCGAATACGAACTGGGTATGCTTTCAAAAGCCAGGTGAAAATTTGATGGCCCAATTAGCAGCAGCAGAAGCACAGATAAAAGATATGAAAGAGGTTTTGCGCGGGATTCATAACACAGCCATCGATCCCTACGGTTCACGAGCTGGAATAGCAATTGCCGCTAAACGAGCGGTGCTAGGAGATGCATATGCTGAGTAAAGAGCTGGAATTTACCCGCAAGCCGGACGGTGGGCTTGCAGACCAGATTGAGGTGCTCGAAGCATTCGCAAAGGGTGACGCCGACAACACCGAGTTACTTATGCTTCTCATTGAACTGCGTTCACTGCGTGAGCAACGGGAGGCACTTAAAAAGTTGGCTCCTGTTGCTGAGGTTGTATCAAAGTTCGGCGACCCTGAGGCATTCGGTGAGCGAGAAATTAAGCTATTGATTGATTTGCGCGGCGTCCCATATGGAACACAGCTATTCACAGTAGCCAAACCAGCAGAAATACCACGCCATATTTACTCAATGCTGGTAAATGAATTGCGTGACGTTCCTGCCATCAGTTGTAAGCGGGAATTAATTATTGGTGTGTTAAATCGTCACGGTATTACTGCTGAGCCGGTGCAGTTTGATCCACCAGCAGCAAAATGATTTTAGTCACGGCCTGTGTGCGGCGGGCCTTTAAATAAACAGTGTGGAGTAATCATCATGTTTAAAAGCGGAAAATTGATGAAAGCAAGCGCATGGGGCCAGCGTGAGTTCGAGGCGGGATCGGTACCTGATAATCGAACTATTAAGCGTTGGATTGAAATCGGTAAATTGAAAGGAAAAGTTATTGATGGGAGTATTTGGGTTAATTCCTCGGAGCGTTGGGGTGTTGAATCAGCAGTCTCATCTTATGTTAATCAATTAATACAAGAGGCATAATTCATGGCTGCCCGACCGCGCAAAAAAGAATATAGGCACCTTCCTGATCATCTCTATTTCGATAAAGATAAAGGTGCTTATAGATTCACTTTGGTTACTGGTAAAAAGAAAGATGTCGGTAGTGACCGAGGAATTGCTATTGCTATTGCGCGAGAATATAACAACTTAATGCGCCCGGAGTCGGTAGTTTCCGTGGCGTCTTTAATTCGTGAATCTGGTGGTAATAACGGTGAAGCGAAGCCATTTTCTGAGCATGTTGATAAGATATTGGCCCGGGCAATAGTTGATGAAAAACCAGCAGCGGCGACAAAAGCCGACTGGGAAAGCGATAAGGTTCGAGTTAAAGAATACTTTTCCAATATTCCCACCTGCGATATAGATCTTGAGCATGTAAATGGATTCATTCAGCACTACCATGCGGACGCATCAGCGAATGTCCAAAACCGTAAAGCTAGCTTCCTAAAAAAACTATTCAGCTATGCGGTCGATGAATCACTGATGATGGATAACCCAGCAGCCCGTAAAAAAATGCGGCGTACCAGTGGTAAAATAAGGCGCCGGCTATCAATTGAAGATTTTATTAAGATCCGTAATGCCGCTGATCGATGGCTAAGAACGGCAATGGATTTAGCCATTCAAACAGCCCAGGCGCGACTAGAGGTTTCACGCATTCGTTACAATATCAGCCAGCCAAAAGAAGGTGTTTGCGGCTGCCAAATGTATGACGAGCCGGTAAACGGCATTCATGGGATGCTTTATATTCATCGCCAAAAGGTCCAGCACAAGGAAGCCTCTCATGTGGCCATACCCATTGGAAATGTGCTTAAATCGATTATTGATAATAGCCGCGATAACATAGCTAGCCCGTATATTGTCCATCGCTTACCGCTTAAGCGCAGTAATCCCACCAGCAAAGAAGTGCGTCACCCAACCCAGGTGGCTCCTGATTATCTAAGTCGGGCATTTTCTACTTTACGCGATCAAGTTGGTGTTGGTGCTAACCTACCGATGGAACAGCGCCCAACATTTCATGAAATCCGAGCGCTGGCTGCTCACTTATTTAAAATGCAGGGAATGGACCCACAAGCTCGCATGGCCCACAGTGATGCTAAATCAACACAGATCTACACTGAGAACCATGTGGAGTGGGTCAAGGTGCCGCACGGTGAAATTGCAGTTTAATGAAGGGAATAACTCGACTTAAGCCGTTGATGTATATAGGGCCAGAAATGCAAATTCTGCACTGTTTGTTTAAACAGTGGAATCGAATGAAATGCAGTGTTTATGCGGGTTTGAAGGTGTTAAGGCGGGTGACATGGGGTGTCGGGGGTCGAAGGTTCAAATCCTTTCATGCCGACCAAATATCCTCAAGAAAACCAATCCGTTAGGGTTGGTTTTTTTGTTTGTGGGATTTGGCTGGTGTGGCTGTGGTGTGAAACTCAAGAGAAAAACTCCGGCAATATTTGGCTGCTAAGGCTCAATACGTCTATTCAGTGTTGAGTCTATGTATCATTACTCTGCACCTATCTACACAATCGTGAAATATCAGCCATTTAACACAATCCTCAAAAACTCAGCTACGCACAAATCTACACGTATATGAAAATGTTTTGCCCCATTTTTGCCCCATGAATCTAGGCCATCCTATTTTCAGAATTTAGCTCACCCTAATGGTTTGGAGTAATCATCTAAACCCCATATCCTTGGACGGGAATATATAGGGTAATAACAAGGAAAAGTTATGGATACGGTTGAAGAGTTAAATGGAACATATTTCTACAAAGGAATGATAAATCTCTCGGCACCAGAACTATTATTCTGGGTCATGATTGACGCAGTTGAGGAACAACTGGGTGTTCAGGATATGGTTGCTGTTGCATCACTGATTCTTGGCGGCAATTATATTTCTGTGCCCGGGAAACCACTGACAGCAACAAAAGGCACATCACCCGCATCACTCTTTTTTAGAAAAAATCTACGTTATATCTTTAAGAGTCGGGTTCTACCAACACTTACACAAAAATCGTTTAGCTTAAGAGGGATCAAGATTTTTTGGGTGAACAACCTAGGGGCATTTGTTGGCCGTGCTGTCCCTGTTGTTGGGTGGGTTATATTGGCTAATGATGTAGCACAGATAAGTATCAAAACCGCTACGCGTTACAATAACATTGCACGGATGGATGACCAATTATGGTAACAGATTCAGATATTGAACAACGAGTTATCGAACTTTTTAAAAAAGAACTCCCTCTTGTAACAACGATTACATTCAAAAAAATTCCTATTAAAGTCGATTCTGTACTACAAGAAAATTTCGACTTCGAAGACATTAGCGATGCAGCAGATAGCTACTTCAAAGTATTCGAAGTCAACTATGATAACTTTGACTGGCGTAATTATTTCCCCTGGAAAGGGAAAGGATTTTTTTCCAGTAAAGATCCGATCCAAGACAAAAAACCACTGACAATAAGAATGTTTGTAGAATCAGCCAAGGCGGGCCGATGGCTGTACGATTGA